CTGACTGGATAATATTACTGGCACGGCTTTCAACAAGATGTGTTTTATCTTTTGGAATGTGCAAGTCATTTAGTTCGTCTAATATACTTCTAGTCTTTTTTTGCATGGTTTATTATTCTCTCTAGTTTGTATATTTATCAACTTCATAAACATAATATTCTTTAAGATTTATTTCATGTTCTGCCTCATGAAATACCTCAGCTTCGAAACTTCTTAAAAGGTTTTGATTATACAAGAATGAGTTCTGTTCTTGCCATCGGTTAATTGATTGCTTGTAATTATATTTTTGTATAACACTAATGAATTCTGGTTTCATCTCTACAATGTCAGAGAATTCTAAGTTAATTACCTTATCTAGTTTAATTGGCCTAAATGGTTTAAGATAATTTTTAGCTGTTTCTTTAGCTTTATCTCTATACCCCTGATCGTTGCCTGTCTCTGCTAGCCAAGGGTCACTGGGAATATAATAATGGTTAACTGCTCTGATCCACCTATAGAGTCTACTCTTATACGTTGATGTAGTAATATTAATAATACTGTTAACAGATTCTAACGGTGTGTTTCCTAACCAACAATGTGTACCTATCCATTCAGGCTTACCCCACTTTTCTAATTTAGTAAACAGTTTTTTCTGATCGAATTCTTCAAAAATTGATTCAGTATCTCCTATCTTGCCAGCGTCGTGGTGGAGGCTTGCTATTCCTCCGTTATATATACTAACCACTGAAAACGAATCGTTTAATATGTCGCATAACATTCCGCCACAGGTATAATGAGGGAAACATACTAGATTATACATTGCATATCTTTAATAATGAGTCTTTCCATTTCTCTTCTCTGTCAGGATCATAAGCAATAAATTCAATGCCATCGACAAGATCAACTATCTTTTGATCTAGTTTAATATTTAATTTAGGTAATATTTTTTCTTTAAGATAGGTTAAATGAATAATGGGTTTTGGTTGCACTTCATCGCCTCTATTAGAAAATTTTTGAGAATACGATTCCATACCATCGGTGTCAACCCAAGGTAATACTTCTGTGTCTTTGTCTAAAAAGTCAACAGCATAAGTTGAAAAGTATAGATGTTTAATCCCTAAAGATTTTAACGTGTGTGATAAGGATATAGCAAATAATTTAGATCTATTTTGAGACTGGGTTGGTCCAACTAATCGATGATAACTTTTAATTATTTCTAGTTTAGATGCACTTGAACTCCACCAAGTTTGACCAAACACTGTTGCTTCTATATCCTTATATATTGGATCAGCTTGTTTAATAGTTGTTGAATACTCATCTTCTAATAGTTTATCAAATCTATTAGACTGAGCCCATTGAACTAAAAATATATCATCCGATTTTGCCTTAACGGCCGCTTTGATTGCACAATTAAAGATAAACTCATTACCAGCTCCAATGTGTCCGTAGTTTTCTACGGAGCCAGTGAGTGCATCTAAGAGTTGAGGCCATTCAGGCCATATATGTCCTGATGCAAATCCATCGCCAAATGTGTAGATCTTCATTGGGTTTTAATCTGACTTAGTAGACTTTTTAATTTGCTACTTTGTATGTCAGCTGTTACTTTACCGTCTTCTTTTTTAGATTCTGTTGCTCCATCAGACACTGTGCTAGTAGATTTAACTGAGTCCATAATTTTACTGCCGCTCGGTGATGGTCTATTGTAATCACTCTGCCCTTCTTCACCCAGATCTGTGATACGCAATGTATCTACATTAAATTCTAAATCTACTTTTTGTCCAACACCCGAACTTGATCTAGTCTTCATTAACTGTATTTGATATCTGCCACGTTCTCGCATTGCACGACTTGTAAAAATACCAAACACATTATCAGCAGTATTAATTTTACTCAACCCACCTGCAATGTGACTGTGATCAAACTCTACTTCTTCCACTGCACCCCTATTCAACTGCGATGCTGTAACAAATATAATGTCTAGTTCTTTTGCTAGGTTACGCAATTCTTCTGACACATACTTGTCTTTAACAAACAAATCATTTGGCGACACTTTAGCACTCACCGGCATCAACAAATCTAAGTAGTCAACACAAAGAAAGTCTGGCTTTTTACCAGTTTGTATTTCAAGTTCTTTCATGTATGCTCTGATGTCATTTACTGTTGACTGTGCTGGCATATATTTAATACGCAAGTGTCCTGCTTTTTTACCTGCAAGTTTAACTTTCATTTCAACATTGTCAATATCTCTAAATATTTCTTTTGATGCAGTGTTAGTCATCATTGAATCCATACGCATAGCACACAAGCCTTCACTTAACTCTAGTGTTAGATAACAGCCGTTCATACCCAGCATTGCCCAGTTTACTGCCATGTTCTGCATAAACAAACTTTTACCTGAGCCGGAGCCTCCTGCCCATATCTGTAGTTCACCTCTGTTAAATCCGCCATACAACAATCTATCTAACATTGGCCAGCCTGTTGATACTTGCCCGTTACTAGACTTAATTTCCATTAGTCTGGCCTTAGGATCTAAGAAGTAATCTGTGCCCATATCTTTTGTTAATGATATCTGTACTGCATCTTTGATTAGTTTCTCTACAGGATCGTAGTCACCTTTTTCTAATAAGTCAGCCGATTTTAGAATTGCACGTTCTAATTCTTGTCTACGTGTAAACTTTTCAAACTCTTCTAAGAACCAATCAAAGTGTCCGTCTTTGGCTTCAGGTATTGGTGACAATTGAATTTTAGTAACAGCAGATACCTGCTTCATGTCAGGCATAGTGTTATGTTTGTCTGCGTGGTCTTTAATAAACTTTGCACATTCTATTAGACTACGATCAAAATTTTCTGGATTAAAGATATTTTGTATACGAGTATAACTCTGTGCATCTTGCAACATCATTTCAAGAAATAATCTTTGTATGTCAATTCCGTATTCTTTTAACAAGTTTCTTCCTCATAAGTTCAATTTTAATCTTACTAGTTTCTCTGTTATTCATAATAGTTATCAGAGTTCCTAATCTGCCATAACGTTTTACTGCATCATTTACATCTTTAACACCTTCGTGCCATTCAGGCATACTTACTGCCCACCCTAATTCTACTGCTCGTTCAACAAGTTTTAATCCTGCCTCGTCTTGGTCTGGTACTACTGTTATTTCTTTACGCAAGCTGGTAATCAGTTGTGCTTGCTTTGCATTAATATCATTATGTAATACTGCTAAACAATTCAGACTAAGTGCATCAAATATACCTTCAACTACTATTGCCTGTGTCCAATGATCTTGTTGTAAGTCAGTTCCAAACACATAGCCCTGTTGCTGTTCATTGATAAACTTTGGTTGTCTATCATCTAAGTATCTAGCTGACCAGCCAACTATTACTCCATCATATGTATATGGTATAACAATACGCTCTGCTTGTCTACCTTTTTGGTCTGGACTTATCATATAAGGATAGTCACCTGGATCAACTGCTCTAGACTCTAGATATTCAACATATGGTTGATCTGATTCTTCTATTAGTCTTAATTCCTTAGGTAACTCTAATGTGTTAAATGTTACTTTGGTAAGTTTAGTTTGTGTTCTATCTTCTGCTAGCTGACCAATATCTTTATGTCTTAAACTTTCTAAGTTAAGTGTTGAAATTGTGTTCTGATCAACACCCATCCAAGCCAACAGCTTACGAGTTTTAAATGACAGTGTTCTGCCCAGTTTAAAACTTGCCTTGTATCCACAATTGAAACAGTGATAACTCCAGTTTTCGCCATCGGGCTTTATACCGCCTCGCTTTCTTTTATCTGCCCTTTCTCCATTATGCTGGCAACAGACTGCATTGAATGAAACCCATCCACTTGAAGTTTGTTTGTGTTTGCCTGGTATAACAGATAAGATATCTAACATCAAACTAGTATAACAGAATTTATCTCCGGAATCAACTGTTTTGATATCATTTGGTGACCAATTTCATTGGGGTGCCCGCCTGGACATGTGACTAATTCTTTCTCAGGATGTCTTACTATCCAACTACAGTAATTACGCTCAGGCCATAACAATGTAGGAACATCTACAGGAGTAACTGGTGGCATAATATGGAATTGTAGCATTGGTATGTTTAATCTAGCACTCTTACCATCAAATAATCCAACAGCTTGTTCATAGTTGTATTGACGTAGTTCTTCACAATCACTATAAGCAATTAATTTTTTACCTACATCTCGAAAGTGTTCAGGAATAACACTGCTACCATAATCTACCCACGCTGAATGTATGAATTTGTTCCAAACAGGATCGTTTGAATAATGCTTGTGTTCGGGATCAAATAAACTAAAACGATCGTTGTCAGTTGTACCGTGCAGTACTAGACAGTCTTCTGGATTTGGTTCGTGTCGTAGCCACCAAAGAAAAGTCCACATAGCACTTTGTAAGCTACCACCTGGTATGCCAAAGTTTTCAACAGGAACAGCATAGTGCTGACCTAATTGACCTAAGAAACAGTTAGTTTCTCTGTAGTCTACATTTTGAGTCCAACAAGAGTGTGCTTCTTTATCTTGTTTAGCTAGGGTAGGATCTAATAGTTCGTCACCGTAAATCCAGCTGTCACCGAATCCAACGATTTTTTTGATTTTGTTCAAATAGTGCCTATCTTATTTTAATTTCTGATATGCTACCACTTGTTTCTTCTATGCGTAACCTAAGATACGGATGGTAACCTGATACAGTTATATATCCGGTTGAGCTAGATGCCGACAAAGAAATCCCCGACCCTATGTTATACCATAAATTATCATCTGCTGTTGCACCTTCAACTTGAATGTCTCCAGTAAATGCACTAGGTTTGTATTGTAGTGATTGAACATCATTGGTACCATTCCATTCGCTTGAGTAATGAGTAGTAATACCTGCGCCATCATTGAAACTTGGAATTGTAACTGTTGTACTTTGGGTGTGTGTCGGCATAATTGAATTAACAATATCAACAACACCTCTACCTCCAAGGTTGTCATCAACAAATACTGCATCATTTAATGCACTAGTTGAAAGACTGCGTTCAATTGTATAGTGTGCCGTTTGTATATCTATTGAATCTAAATCCTGCTCAGTTACTGTAACCGATGCAGTACCTTTAGTAGCGTCAATGGCATCCATAGTTTTAGCAAGAATTAGATCACTGCCTTCACCATTGATTAACCTAAATGTAAAGGTTGCTGTGGAATTATTAACAGGTTTTTGGTCCTGATTAACAAATGTAAACACTAAGACGTTGTCTGTGCCTTTGTGTAATTTTAGTTTTTTTGCATACACGGGATTGTACCTCACTGATGTTAGAGCCTGAGTGGTGTCTCGTAATACCACTTGGTGTTTTTGCTTATATAAATAGACTTGAGTTGTAAACATATAGAGTATTTATCAGTCAATGAGTAATGAATTCTTTAAAGAGTTATCAGACAAGTATCCATTTGTTACAGTAGTCAGTTATGCTGGTGCCGAGTACGTTGGTATTATGCAAAATCGCGACACTACTGTTACTACTCTGTACGACTTTGGCCGCATTGTAGATCTAGAATTAAAACAACGGTTCTTAGAACTTGCTAATGTTTGGTGGTGGGAATCAAATCGTTCAATACCAATTAACATATTCCTACGTGAAGAATGGTCAATATTTAAACCTTACTTACACACATTTATTAATAAAGATTTAGTAATACTATTGGGCCCAAGTATTAGTTTAAGTGATTTAGCAAAGAAACGTACTAAGAAAAAATCAATTACACTTGTTCGTCGAGTTGAGTAAGAAATAGATCAATCTGATCGCTAGTGTCTGTTCCGTAATTGCTCCACAACTTCCAAAAGTGTTCAATGTTATAATCTAAAATTGGCTGACAGTCTCGTATAAATTGATCAAGATCTAAACTTAATAATCTTTTTATTTCCGCTACTATCCAAGTACCGCTGTCCATCCATCTATTCATGCCTGCAAAGTCTTCTCTAATAATACCATCAAATGTTTTAAAGCCTAATTCTTTTAATCGGTTGTAATGGTTTGCACTAGCTAGTGCTAAGAACGGGTGACCTGCTATAATAGGCTTCCAGGTTTTTTCAGATATTAAACTATATCTATGCAACACTGCACTTTCAGCAAACACTGAAAAATATGTGTCAGTGTACTGATTAACTATTGCCGGGCCTGCCGCCCAGGTATCCCAATCAATTAAATCTTTACCAGTCTGTGGATCATACTCTTGAGGTAATTTATTTGCTAAAGGGGCACTAGCATCATCCATATTTACATTTGACCACAATGCAGTATCA